GAGGGAGGAAGCCGACGACGTGGCGCTTGCGGATGCACTTGATCCTATCATAAGAAAGATCGGCCAACTCCTTCCACTCTACTCCGACTGGGAGAGTATAGATGAGCTGCCGGAAGAGTTTCTGGACGCCCTTGCGAAGGAGCTTGACATTGACTGGTATAAGGCGAGCGGGACCGTTGAAGCGAAGCGAAACCTCGTGCAGAACTCCGACCTTGTACACATGCACATAGGCACGAAGGCAGCAGTCGAAATGGTCGTGAAAGACTATTACGGCGGCGCGGAGGTTTTGGAATGGTTCGAGTACGGCGGCCAGCCGGGGCACTTTAAGATCTCTGTGGAAGACGGAACGAGCGAGATCATCTACCCGGAGGAGCTGGCAGCGCTCGTTAAGAAGGTGAAGAAGGCAAGCGCGATCCTTGATGACGTGGATTTCGTGTGGGACGCATACGAAACCATTTACGCCGGGGCGTGCCAGTTCCAGACGTGGCATTTCCCTGACCTTATAGTAGACAAGGAATAAGAAGGAGGAAACTATGGGATTTCAAGCAGCGGTACTTACGAATGTCGGCGCGGAAATGCTTGCCATGTCGCAGGCAGGGCATACGCTGACGTTTACGAGGATAGATACCGGAAACGGCATCTATATCGACAAAAGCATAAGCGCCCTTAAGACAAGGACGAGCCTTATGTCGGAGAAGCAGTCGTTCTCTATCACCGGGAAGCAGGTGAGGACGAACGAGGTGCGCGTGTCTACGCTTCTTTCAAACGAAGACCTGGAAGAGTCGTACTACCTGAACGAGGTCGGCCTTTTCGCAAAGATCGATACGGGGGCAGAGCTTTTATACTCGCTTGCCGTAACGGAGGTTGATAACACCACGCTATTTGAGAAATACAACGGTGAAACGCCTGTCACGGTCACGCAGAGCTTTGTCGTTAAGGCGGACAATACGGCGCACATAGAAGTCATCGTTCCGACGGATGCTTATGCGCTCGCTTCCGACCTGGACGCTCATGTAGAAAGCCTTGTGTCGGCGCAGACAGGCGTGCATGGGATCCGGTACTATAACGGCGTCCTGTCATGGTTCGACGTATCATCGCAGCAGTGGACGGAGATCCAGACAGGATCAACGGAAGAGACGGCAGAGCTTCTGGCGCTCGTCACCGGCATTGCATTCCAACTTGAACAGCAGAGCCTTATCGACGACGAGGAACTGGATCAGGTCGAGATCATCAACATCGACTCATCGACCGCCGTTACCATCGTGCATGGGATCTATGCGGCGAACAAGGTCTATATCTGATGAGCAAGCTTGAAAATCAGCGCGATCCTGGGAAATATGACTCCGTAGAAAAAGCGAAAGAGCTTGCAGGCTACGTGATACGGCTTACGTCGAACGAAAAGAAATTTCCGAAACGCTACCGGTTCACCGTGACAGAGAAGATTATAAACAGGGCGTTATCCATAGCGGACTGCCTTGCGATGGCGAACGAGATCTTCCCGAACACGGTCGTTGAACTGGATAGGCGTATCCTTTATATGAAGGAGGCGCGGGCGTCCTGCCGGTCACTACTTCTCATGGTCGAGGTCGCGGCAAACACATTTAATGTGCAGCCCAGCACGTTCAGAGAATTAACGGTAAGTGTAAAAGACCTTAAGAAGCACGTCACCGCCTGGATCGAGAAGGATAAAGAGCGGTTCAAGAAAATATATAGGGGCACAGACTATAAATAAATCAGTCGGCCTGGAATTGGTGGCTTCGCACTCCCAATGCCTCCAACTCGAACAATGCGCGTAATGTCAACACGGACGGTTCACTCAACAACAACAACGCGTACAACGGGAACAATGGCGTCTCCCCGGATTATGTGATATTCGAGACAAAGTAAGCTTTATGCTGAAATCAGAGAACACAATAAGGAGGATGTGTCCCTGCCTTGGTCTTTAAGGCGAAACAATGAGTACCGACGCCCGGCATCGAAGGTATGCAGGAAGCTTTTTAAGTACGGGCATGAGCGTTTTTAGAACAGCGGATCCCGCCGACCGCTGATTTTACTTGCGGTATGACAACAGGCGGTTTTTATCATGAAAAATCAATACGATAATTTCGAGATACTGACGGATTTCGATAACCTCTACATGGCGCACACGTCTTGCAGAAAAGGCAAGCGCTGGAAGGACTCGGTTGCGATCTACGACCTTCGCGGCCTTGAATGCACGCTCTCCGTGCAGGAACTTCTTGAAACAGGATATTACCGGCTTTCAGGATATAACTGCTTTACATTGAATGAGCGCGGGAAACGCCGTGAGATAAAATCCATCAAATACCATGACAGAGTAGTGCAGAAATGCCTCATGGACAATATCATTACTCCCGTCATGGAACCGACGCTTGTCACGACGAATTGCGCTTCGCAGAAAGGCAAGGGCACGGACTTCGCTCTTGAGAGACTTAGATCTGACCTTTCGGCAGCTTGGCGGCGTTATGGGACGAACTGCTATATCGAGTCATTCGATATGCACGATTATTTCGCTTCCATCCCGCATGACCTCGTGAACCATATTTACGAGAACAAGTTTTCAGACGAACGGATCCTTGCCCTGATAAAGCACATCCACGCTACGATCGAAGGCGGCGTAGGCGTCCCGCTTGGAAATCAGCTTTCCCAGCTCGACGCCCTTTTGGCGTTATCCGGCCTTGATCATATCGTCAAGGAGAAGTGGTATATTAAGTGGTTCACGCGGTACATGGACGATTTCTATATGGTCCATCCCGACAAAGAGTATCTGAAAGAAATAAAGAGAAAAGTAAACGACTACGTTACAGAGCGCGGTATGTCATTAAACCGGAAGAAGACGAGAATTGTCCCGATCACGCAGGGGATCAACTGGCTCGGCTTCCATTTTTACGTCACGAATACCGGTAAGGTCGTGCAAAAACTCCTTCCGCGGAGTTACAAGCATCACAAGAAGAAGCTGCTTAAGATGCGCAGGCTTCTTGTCGAAGGAAAGATCACACTGAAAGAATGCGAGGACGCACACCGCGGATGGAAAGCTCATGCGTCGAGAGGAGATACCTATTATCTCATCCGGCGTATGGATCAATTTTTTCGTGAGTTATTTAATGATTTCATAAAGAAGGAGGAAACAAAAAATGTCGAAGACATTAAGCCAGCTTGCGAGCGGGACGCTGGTGAAGGACCCGAACACGACGTATAACGGCGAACCCATCATTTTCAGGATCCTTGAACACGGGCACACGGGAGATCCGGCCGGTACGACCGCTTTAGAGTGCAGGGACATTATTTCACTAAAGTGTTTCGATGCGAAGGAGCCGAGCAACAGCGACAGCAACAGGAAACAGTATGGTAACAACAGATACCTTTATTCGAACCTCTCACAGTGGCTGAACAGCAACGCCGCGGCGAACGCCTGGTACACAGCAAAGCATTCGGCCGATCAGAAGCCGGACAGCTCGAATGTATGGCAGCAGAGCGGAACCGCTATCAACCCTTATGACACAGAAGCCGGTTTCTTAACGAACTTTTCCGCCGAGTTAAGAGACGCGCTCCAAACCGTGAGTAAGACCACGGCTAAGAATACCGTGACGGACGGCGGCGGCTCCGAGACGGTTCAGAGTAAGATCTTCCTGCTTTCCAACACGGAGGTAGGGCTTGCCAATGAGAACAACATCGCCGAAGGCACGATATATAAATATTATTCCGATGATAACCAAAATTCCCGAAGGGTGAAAAAAGTAGCGACAGCCGCAGCGTGTGGCAATTATACAGGAACTTCCGCAGGGTCGGCCTGGTATTGGTGGCTTCGCACTCCCATTGCCTCCTACTCGTACTATGCGCGTGTTGTCGACACGGACGGTTCACTCAACTACGGCGGCGCGTACTCCGGGAACTATGGCGTCTCCCCGGCGTTTTGTGTTCTCTCTTCTCTCACAGTCGGAGATACGCCAGATGCGTCCGGTGTGTATTCGATGCAGTTCAATGCGACACCGAGCGTTACCCCGGCAAGCAGGAACTATGGGGAGATCAATGCAGCGCCGACGATCACCGTAGAGGTCGTAGACGAGGACGGCGATACCTATAACGGCGTCGTTACTCTGAACGGGAGCCAGGTGCAGACGTTTTCCGGCATATCCAGCGGATCCTACCCGCTTGATATGACCTCTATCTGGGCGAACGCTCCGGTAGGCTCGCAGTCGAGCATCGTGGTCACGGTAACGGACAGCCAGAGCGCAACGGCGACCGTGACTTATACATTCACGAAGAGCAACGCGTCCTCGATCCCGCCGACGATCTCCGGGCTGTCAAACAATATGCGGATCCCCGCGTCCTATTACGTGAATTTTACGACCAGTACGGACGCAGAAGGCGAGAGCCAGACGATCAAGGCGCAGACGGCGGATAACGCCGGCTTCACAAACCCGACGGATTTCACGTCTATCGAGGAGTACGACTCTGAAAGCCAGACGTGGAACGCGCGCACGACGCCGATCACGAATGATGACGTAGGAAAAGCCTTCCGCATCGCGATCACCGGCACAGTGAATACATCGGAGTATGTCCGCGTGGTAAGTACGGACGCCGGGTCGCAGACGCCGAGCTGCTCCACGGCATACAACGTGAAGGTTGGCGACGTTCTGGAAGTGATAACACCTCCGTGGAACCGGGACAACCGGCCGTCCGTCGTATCGGTTATTATGGACGCGACGATCGACGCTGCCGCGACAACGGAGATTTTCGTCTGCAATAATGCGAATGATACAACGCCGACGTGGGAAACATACACCGGCGACAAGCATATCTTTGAGAACAAAACAAAGACCGACGCCAACTGGGCGGTTGCGGCGAGGATCAAGGTAACAGCCGGCCTTGCGACCGGAGAGATCTCTATCTCTGATATAGGACTGGGGGTGCTTTAAG